TATTGAAGACCCGATCAAAGCCTACCGTGAAAGGTCTGACTTGACCAAGAACATCGTCCATCATTGCCGCATTGAATTTGAGAGTACCCATGTTACACCCCCAATTCGCAAACGGTTTGTGCGATTACACTGGTGGACAGTGCGCTTATAAAGTAAATGCCATAGGTATTAAGCCTACGCCACACTCTTACATTTTGCTTATTCATAGTTCCTCCTATTAAGCAAGGTTAAAAAACGGGAACCCATAAGGCATTCCCGCGATATTTATACAAGTTTAGCAAATTTTTTGAGTTGGTTCAATTATTTTTTGCCAATATTATACTTTGGAACCAAATTCCAATCACCCTTTTCTTTGTAGGAAATGATTTTTATTTGGCTAATAGAAGACCCTTCAAAATTTTCTGGGTTAAGAATTTTCAAAAGATTCCATTCTTCTAACAATTTTGCAATTGTGTTTCTGCGCGTAATGTCATTTTCTTGTAGGTCTGCTCTTTTTCCATCAAGGGCAAAAAGCTCTTTAAAATGAACAATAAAATACCGTCCTCTCTTATGTAAGATATGACAGGACTGATATAAAGTATTTTCCTTTTTGGAAGCAACACCAATTCTTGAAAGCGTTTCTCTGATTTTTAAAAAAGAATCTGGATCTGTCAGTTCAACTTCAAGTGGCTCATAACCTTCCAAGTCAATATTAAAATAATTATCCATAAAACGTAACACCTTGTTTTTATTATATAGCTACGTCTTATTTATAAATTTTTTAATTTCCACCCCTGTTTGTTCTTTATCATTATAGAAATTGTTGATCCAGTGGGATTTACTACTGAAAGCATACGCTCTTCTGCAAGCGTTGTTACTGCGCGATAAGATTCTACATGATTAGTTCCAGCGGCAATACAAATATACCCGCCATCCTTAACATTATCGTATGCCCATCGAATGCCGTTATACGTGCTATCGAAGTCATGTAAACCCGACCAGTAAAATAAATCTATTTTTTCATTCAACTGATATGTTTGTGGATCAAAAAATGTTTGCACACTATGAATGTTAGACCATCCCTTAGTGTACTTGTCGAATCTTTTTTTATGCTCTTCGGCATCACAAGCAATCTGACTCAACCACTCAAAAAATGCATCATCAGCATCTTCTGGATGTGGCCCAGCATTTGTGATTCCTAGAAACATATCTATTGTGGTAATGATTCCACCCTTTTCTTCAAGACATTCTGCAAATCCAACTGCACTCTTACCAAACAATGATCCAACTTCAAGTACCTTCGCATCATCTGGCAAAGTCTCACATATAATTTGTATGACATCAAAATCAGCATCACATGATGTTCCAATTATGTCTTTAAAGGTGTGTCTCACGCTAATTTCCACCTTTGTAGGTCTTTAGATACTGTTGTATCTCTTCTATTTGTTCTTCATTGAGAACACGACATGCCTGTTTTGCTTTGTCGTAAGAATAATTATAATATTCCATAACCGCATTTATGTTTTCATCATCAGGCTTGACCCAAGGATTATAACGCTTTGCCTTTCTAATTGTGTTCATCAAAAAGTCATACTGCATCTTCTCAGAAACGTGAGGTCTAGCATTCATCTCGTTGGCTTGAAAGAGAGTGTCTTGACCGTGACTTAGTGCGCGATGAACCACGTAAAAAGATGGCGGGGCTGAATCTTGGTAAGACCAAGGATCTTTTGTAAAGGTAACCGCCTTAACAACATCAAATGGATTTGCTTTCTTTTCTTTCTCTACAAAAGAATCTTCATTTATCTGCTCTGGCGGTTCACCAAAAAAAGGAAGTATGCTCATCTGTTACCAAACCCCACTCTATGTACGACTCTTTTCTTTGCGTCATCAAACTCCCACCGCTTGTGTAAAGTCAACCACTGCTCATTGATAATCACATCACCGTCTTTCCATCTATGGTCATATCTAAACTCTGGTTTCATAATATGCTTTGTTAAATAGTCTGTGATCTCCTGTTGCTCCTTGTCAGTGTGACCAACTATACCAAATACTTGTAGATATGGGAAGAACAATCCAGTTCTACCTACTGGATTTGTGTACACAAGTTGGTACAAGCGTTCTTCATTGTGGTGTTCATGGAAAAACTTATAACAGTCTGGGCTGTAGGTGTCTCCACGAAATCCTGTTGTGATAAAGCAGTTAGGTAAATCATAAAACTTTATAAAGTCCGAGTCAAGATCTTCATATGCTTGGGCCATGTCAATAAAGCTAGTGACTGATCCATCAGTGCCAGCAATCGCATGCAACATTACAAAGTCTCTTCTTTGATAGTCTTTCATGGGACTGTCAGAAGGCACTGAAGCAAGATCTACATGCCAATCAAGCTCTTGTGTGTGTCCAAATATGCCATTGTCAGCGGCAATACGCATCACGTGATTGTCTATCATGAAGTCTGATTTATAGGGTACAAACTCCACCTCACCGATTAAAGCACAAGCGTCTGTCTGTTCTTGTGGTTCTAAGTCTTGGTTTGGAATATAGATTACAGAATGATTGTATGCAAGCTTCTCTAGCTCTTTGCCATACTCTGGAGTAATATTTTTTAGATCTATGTCTTCAATGACATACGGCTTCATGAGAACTCTACGTTAGCCATGATTTCCGTGAGGCAAGCAGTCATGTTGATTTCTTGATCAGCAACAAAGGCGGCTTTATATTGATAGTCTGCCAATAACAATACCACTTGGGGAATACTCTTTGATGGAAGTTCTTCAATGAGTGCATCATATAGCTCAGTAAAAACCCGTGTAGGTTCTGAGTCTACGTTGTCTACTACCCACTTTCGCATTTTAGTCCAGTTCTTATCACGAAGGTTTTCAATCAAGCTCTTTAAAGAAGAAGACGCCTCAACCAATATACCCTCATCGATATTTCCATCCACACTGTATCGCTGAAGCTCATTCAAAGTTCTACGAAAGTCTGGATAGTTTTGATTGATAACTTCTGCAACAACACGTTCGGAATAAGTAACTCCCTCTGCTTTCAAAATATTTTGTACGCGAACGAAAAACTTACTCGCAAGTTGTGCTCTCTCTTTTGGTGTGGTTTTAAACTCTACCGCAGTGAGCCTACTTTGAAGCGGTGAAATAATTTTTGATTTGTAGTTACAAGTAAAGATGAAACGACAATTTGAAGAGTACGCTTCGATGAAGGATCGCATTGCTGGTTGCACGCTGTCCTTGTTTAGATAATCTGCCTCATCAATGATAACAACTTTTGGAGTGTCTCTGAAGCTTTGTGTGGTTGCGAACTCCTTTATCTTAACACGCAAGGTATCAATCTGTCGGCCCTCATCAGAACCATTGATCATGATGTAGTCACAATCTAATTCTTCACAGAGCGCACGAGCTACGGTAGTCTTTCCAGTACCAGCAGTGCCAGACAAAATTAGGTTTGGGATTTCTTTTTGCTTCAGAAATCCCTTGAAGGTAGATGCAATACTCTTTGGGAGTATGCATTCGTCAATGGTCTTGGGTCTGTAGCTCTCAACCCAAAGATATTCCTTTCTCATAGTCGCTTCTCAAGAATTGCGATTTGTTGTTGTCGCTTTTCTTCCCACTTCTCTTCAGAGCGCTCCTTACCATCGCGCATTGTTTTGGGAAAAAACTTGGCGGCTTTAAGATTAGCCAAGGCGACTGCGCGGCGAGCACTTAAATTTTTCTTTCTCATCCAATCCTCTCATTCACGTCAAGGGTTTCATTAAAGTCTAACACTAAGTTCGAACCAGTTACATCAAGTCTTCCTTCAATGTAGTTGATTGCGGCGTCTTCTGCCCAATACTTATTGTGATCTGGATACCATTTTATAGTTAAGTGTACATCATTCTCAAAGAACGAGCAACCATATACGCCCCGATCACACAGAAGATCTACTGATCTTTGTATCTCACCGTCTGGGCCATCGTAGGTACCTAGATACTCAATGTTCGGACTATACTCAATAGACATAATTAACCCTATCCAACGTTAGAAGTAATCTCCGTAGCCATCCAATACCTAACATCTAGTGTATTGTGGCTCCACAAAACAAATTTTCCAGAATCGGTAAACTCAACATCGTAGTCGCCTTCAATAAAATTGATAAGCTTGACATCGATATCAACATTAAATTTTAAATCACCACAAGGGCAAATTTCTTTTTCGAAAGTATTGTTTAAATCGCTGGTAGGGTCTGTCACAACTGCGGTACAGAAACCATCTTTAGATACGAAAGATATTTTTTGCTTCGACAAAATTGCGGCGGTCTTTTTCAGATCCGTAATATCTTCGTGGGTGAGAGTGAAATTGAAAAACACGTCTTGCTGTTTCGGGCTTGACGCTGGGGTGTTTACTACAGACTGATCGCTGTATAGATATGAGAATTGCTCTTTACTGTTTGCATTTTTAATTATCAACTTGTCTTCCAGAACATTGATGTCAACGTCCCGCCAGTATGTAAGACAAGAAATAAGACTGTTTAAGTCATAGATGCACACTGGAGTGCCAAAGTCTTCTGGTACAACCGCTTCCATGAATATTGCATGGGATTCAGAAAGAGTTCTAATTTTATTCCCAGGATGAATTACAATTTTGGGATTGATCTCAGAACAGTTTTTCAAAACTTTGATTGTAGTATCAGAAAATTTCATAATAAAAACCTTGCTTCACGTTAAAATAAAATTATAAACAAAAACTCTTCTGGTGTCAAGTCTCAAAGATCATAACAGAAGCTGTATACCCTACTGGCAAATTGCGCGGGTCATCAGACAAGCTGTCATAGTGAGTATCAAGTGCTACTTCCCAATCGTTTAGATTTTCTTCTGTCTCAAATGAGAAATCCATATATGACGTGTAGTCATCTGGATACTGCCAATCACTCCGCGTGCAACCGTACTGCTCTCTTAAAGACTCTTCGTCTTCAAAAAGATCCCATGGCAAAGAAACATCATTCCTAGTAACAGTAAATCTTTTTACAAAGGCCATTTTAAACTCCTAAAAATTACTATTTATTCTTTTCTCTTTCTTCATAAAGATCGTGAACATGAAGAGCGATGAGAGCATAATGCAGAACCTTCATCAAATCTTTTCTATTCTTACCGTCTTTATGACCGTATCTTTGGGCATATTTTAAAATGTTTCCAATGCAAAACCCCTCACCATGCCCACCATCAATGATGAACTCAGTTGCTTGATACTTATTTTGAGCGTAGTGTTCACTATAAGTGCTGTCCACATACTCTTCTAACTGAGCGATGGAAATATCTTCACTGTATTTATAATCAATATTTTTCATACTTCTCTCTAAAAACGAAAAAAGCCCCGCGAACGGGGCAAGGGGATGTCAATCTCAGAAGTTATCTGAAGGCTCTTCAACTTCAGAATGAGCGCTGGGATCGACCTTTGTGTACAAATCATAGAATGCAGATTTGGTTTCTTCATCAAAGCGAGCGATACAAAGTTCGATTGCCTTGTCGCGATTACCAAACACTGCAAACGCTTTGACGATGTGTTCAAGGCGACGAGTCGAAATGATTTCTTCAACACCGCCTTCGAAGTATGTCTTGCGAATGATGTTTGACCACGTGACCAAATGATCAGCAAAGTCTTCATCAACACAAGACTCACGATCCATTTTGTTGAGAATGATTTTCTTCTCAACTGCTGGGGTAGGGTACTCCTGCTCTACGGTAATTGCAAAACGCTCCAAGAAGGCTTCATCAAGGATTTGGGTAGAGATGAATTTCCCGTCATCCGAGCCACGGCCCTTCGTGTTTGCAGTCGCGATGACAGTAAAACCGCGAGCAGGAGTAATGGTATCGCCTGTTTTCTTGTTGAAGTAGGGCTTACCCTCACAGATCGCTTGGAGACACATCAGCTTGTTAGAGCCACGATCAACTTCATCAAGAATGAGAACAGAGCCACGCTTCATAGCGGTGAGGACTGGCCCCTCTCTGAACACAACGTTACCATCAACTAGAGTGTTTCCACCGATCAAATCGTCCTCATCGGTTTCGACACTGATATTTACCCGAATAGCTTCACGCTTCAGTTCCGCGCAAACCTGTTCGACCATTGTGGTCTTGCCATTACCAGATAGGCCAGACACAAATACGGGATAGAACATTTCGCTTTTCAAGATTTTTTTCAAATCATTGTAAAAGCCAAACTTCACAAATGTGGGATCGGCAACGGGTACCAAGTTTTCAATCTCCATTGCCAAGCGGCGTTGAGTCAAAACCGTGTTGTCAGTTTGCACTGGCGCGGGTTCAACTTTGCGTGCACGCGATGACACCAACTCAAGATGGGGAGAGATATCGTACATACCGCGCTCACCATCAACCTTAAATTCTGGATAGAGCAAGAAAGACGGTGTGCTAGTGATACCACACTCTTTCGCCACACCAATGATTTGAGCACGCGAGAATTTACCGTTACCGCTATCCTTGGCGCTCAGTGCTTGCAACAACTTAGACTTCATTTCAGCTTTCATAATCGTCCCTCACAGACAGTTTCATCATTTAATACAGCCATTTTACGCGAAACACCGCTCAATGTACAGCACAAAAAGCGGTATTTTTACCATTATGCCACCAGTTCAGCAAGTTGGTTGGCAAGTAGGCGCTCAGTCTTTTTGCCCTTGCCCATTTTCTTGAACCCAGCCAGCAAAGCGCTTTTGCGATACTTAGCATCGGATAGGTCACCTTTGACTTGGAGTTCCGTGTTATCAGAAGAGAGCGCACTGGTGCGAATGATAAACTTGTAATCATAAAATTGATCAGTGCTCACAACATAACCTTGCTTGTTGAAGGTGCTCACCAAATTTTCTGAGAATTCATTTCTCTTACCAACTTGTTTTCCAAAATAGCACTGTCGCTCTAAATCTTTTCTGCCACCAATCAAATGATAGTTGTACATACGAGAGCCTGTAGTCTTGCGATAGTGTT